CGTAGCTTAAAACGAATGCGGCTTTGTAGAATATCAATAGCCCTCTTTGACACCTGCGCGGCTTCATCTACATACGCATCAGTTAATTCCAAACCACCTAATGAATGAAATTCGGGGTCACTAGGATAAGCAAATAAATCTTTTAAGATTATCTCACTACCATTTGCAAAAGTGATTACGTGTGTTTGATTGTTAATGGTGTAATGCTCATTCGGTGCAAGTCCTAACATACCTGCAACCTCAAAGAATGTCTTTAGCGTGGTCTTCTTTAGCGTGTCCAACTTGCTGCGACCGATTAACCCACGCGTGCCCGGATACTTAAACCTTCGGCTTATCTGCCATGCACAACCGATAAAAGATTTCGAGCCGCCCGCTGCGCCACCGAATAGCACGACACGTGCCGGGTGTGAGTTACCCAGTACGCGCAGTGCTTCGTTTTGTTTCGGCAAGTATTCTATCATAATCTTTTGTAGTCAGAACAGGATTCGAACCTGCATAAAGGTAGGTTATGTACACTTACCATTTGAAGAACCTTGCGATACCATTCCGCCACCTGACTAATCCATTTTAGAACGGCAAATCACCTGTGCCTTGTGAATCGTCTTCTTGTAGACGTTGTTCTAATGGCTCAGACATCTTGCCTGAAAAGAACTTGCCGCTCTTGCCTTCTTTAACCCATGCAGCAAGGCGCATCTTCTTTCCGTTAACCATGATTTCACCTGTGTACTGTGGTGCGTTGTTAGCACCTTTCGTGTTCTTGAATAGGGTGAACTGACCCTCTTGCATTTGATAGTTACTCATTGTGTTTAATTATTAATTACGTTTATGTCTTCGTACATGAGTGATATGGTAATCTTACCACCCAGTTCTGTTGTTTCAACTATATTAAAATCTAATTGCTGGATGCTGTGGCCTTCGATGTAACCGATGTACACTTCTGTGTCATCGGAATACTGTGCGAGCTTATCCCACAATTCACCTATTGTCATAGCTTATAATCATCATTACCTGTCATTAGATGCAATTCGTTAAGCAGTAGCCACATCGCTTGATTGTCTTGCATTGATGGGCGCATACTTCTTCTGATTGCTAAGATAACAAGCTTTCGCAATAGTTCGTTTTCTTTTGCTGTGTCGTATTGTTTCATTGATATCTTTCTATATATCGTTTTTTTGCTTCCTCAATCCATTCGTCTTCTGACCAATGCCATAACCAGCCACCATAACCTTCGTGCCCTGTATCTTTAGGCCACACGCTTTGTTCAACTCCTAAGGTTGTACCATCTTCAAATTTAGCTATGTAGCGTTTAGTTGTATAGTTCTCTCCTACAGAATCTATTTGTTCTTGTTCAGGATAAATTTTAATCTCAACAATTATTGGTTCCATATTAGTATTCGTTTTGTTGTTCAATCAATTCGCGGTAGCGTTCCTTCCTGAACTCTGTGAACTGGTATGGTCTGTTGTTATACACACGAAAGCGCATATCATTGTCCCACGTAGGCAGTTCATCAAACTCATCCATCAGCATCTTTTCAAATCGTGACGGCGTGACACGCTTTGCCTCCTGTGCCGGGGCTTCTTCAATCTTCAACTTATCCGCCGCAGTCTGTATAGCTTCCTTCACCTGCGGATGTTGGAACATTTCGTAGATGTTGTTAGCTTCCTTTTCTTTTTGATTAATTCCATCAACAGCTAGTTGGCGTTGCTGGTCATAAAGTGGAAACCATGCAAGGATTGTAGCAGGGTCTATGCGGTTGTATATCGTGCCATAAGCACCAATAGCACCACGATCTAAACACAGTTGAATATCTTCAAGGCTATACATCCACATCTTATCGAGAATGTTTTCAGCACAGAATTCAATCTGTAGTGCGTTCATGTTGTTCTGCACATTGAGCAGTTGGGTACATCGTGTAACCAGCTCCATGATTTTAATCTTTGTTGTGGTGCGGTCTAGTTTACGAAGTAGTGCTATCTTGTCTTGCTTCATCGCGTGCTCGACTGATAGCGACTGCATCGCGGAAAAGTGCCTCAGCTTTTGCAATGTGTTCTGCTGTTGTAGTTGGTTGTTTTGCATTGGTATTTATTTTTTGATTTTCAAATTTAGAATTGTTGTTCATCCAGTTGCGCACGGCCGCTTCCCAGTTTTTCATTTTGTTTTTACCCACCATCCATCCATTGCTTTCGTAATGGTTAAAGAATGCCTTAGCCTCAGTCAGCACTTTGGCATCAGGCCAAACATTCCCGGCTAATGCATTTTTACTTTTCATAAAATCAAATATCTCATCATACGTCGGAGCGCGAAAGCGCGACCTTAAAACATTATCATTCTGATTATGATTTACATTTTCATTCTCATTGACATTTACATTATCATTTACATTTACATTTACATTAGCTTCAACCTTGCTTATAGTTTGCTTCTGTTTTGCTTCCTGTTTGCTTACAACTTGCTTCACCTTTGCTTTAGTTCCGTTTTCGTATCGCTTCAGGTTAGCATCCAGTTGGGGTTTGATTAGGGTAAAGACAGTCTTAGCTACACCCTTTAGTTCAACTTCATTAAAGTTCAGGGCGTATTCAAAGATGGCAGAATAAACTTGTGCCTGTGTATCTGCATCAAGTTCTTTAATCGCTTCGTAAAACGATCTATAAAATACAGTTGATTCTCTCATAAGCAAAATACCCACCACTACACACAAAGGCTACCCAGCGCACGGTTGTGCTTATGGCAATGCGGTAATGGTGGGATTTGAAATGTTTTTCATACTGAGTAGCATCGCAAATATAGTCAAACTATATCTACTTCCAAATTAGTCAAAGTTTTTTCCTTCAGCATTCCTGAAGTCAACAGCGTTACCAGTCTCTGCCCGGTGCTTGTCAAGGTCAATCAATAGCCGTGTGCGATCTATCTCATACTTCAGCGCATTGTTGGCTTGCTTCGCTAAGTGTGCCTGTGCTTTTGCTACGTCCACTGTTACTTCTTGCTTGTCTAGTTTTTCCATTTGGTCGAACAGGAAGTGTAGAAGGGACTTGTTGTTTATGGGTTTCATTGTAAATAATTTTTAAGATTAGTAATAGTATGTCATTGATTGCTGGCTCACGATCATTGTATTCTTTTCGTGGCACTTGTCTTATCATGTGTTGTAATTTTTCGCATAACGATGCATATTTTTTATAGCGTTGTTTCTCACGAATAAAATCATTTAGCGGCCATTGCATAGCATCCCAAAGTTGGAAACTTCTATTTTGTAGATACCATTCTATACAAGTTTTAAAAGGAACCTGTATCAGCGTATTGGGTCTTTCACATATTGTAATCCAAGTATGATTGATAACAGGATAATCTCTGCTAAGCATAAAGTGGTAACGATGTAAATTAAGGGCACGCACAATTAAATTTTTAATTTCATATTCGCACTGACTTGAAAAGTAAACTAGCTTATGCGAAAACTCTTGTTGCATATGCAGTTTTAACGAATCATTGCAAAAGGCTATTTGATACGTGTCACCTAATTCAGGATTAAATACTTTGAAATATCTTTTCTTACAACGTGCATGGTATACCTTATTCGTGAAATTTTCTACATGATCACATTCACCAATGTATTGAATATCGTATTTCATATCACTTCCAAATAATTGTTGCGATTAAGAAACCTAGTATCACACCAACTGTAAGAATGATAATCATCTTGCTATTGCTGCGGTCGTAATTCAATAGATCAACATCAGGTTGTGGGACTGGCTGTGTACGCTCAACTCGTTTAATAGGTTTAATGGTTAGCTGTGGTGTTGATTGCTTAGCCATAACCTTTTCAATGCGCGATGATTTCCTGCATTCTTTAATGATTAAGTTAATCGTAATTTGAGTAGGTGCATCAGCATGCCATACATGCATACTATACGGCACACTTTTGATATAGCCTAAATCACGCATAATGGTAAACACTCGTGTTGATACCTTATGCTTCATTCGCATTTCATCAATTCTAAATGATTCACCTGAGGCAATATCCATAATCAATGCCCCGTACTTTTCTTTTGTGTTCTTGCTCATGACTCTAAATAAGATTTAATTGTTATTGTGAATTCTTCAAATGACCTGCACACCTTGACTGCATAACCTGCATTGATAAGCTGTGCGTGAACGATTTTCTGTGTGTCCGATAGTTTACCCTTTTCGGTTTTCATTTCTATAAATAGCGCGTGGTGTGGCCCGTTGCTCATGCATATCATAAGGTCAGGCATACCGGGCATGGCTCCTTCTGCTTTCAACAGGTTCCATCTACGCGCTCTTTGCACAGGTGTACCACCTATGTATACACCATTAGGAAAGGAAGCGATTAATACGCGCGGGAATGAGTATCTAAACCATTCAACACAGCGTTGCTGAATCTTGCTTTCTTCATGCTTCATGTAACATCATTTTAAAGGTGTACCAAAATAAGCCTACATAGTCGTATTGTGCATCAATAGATACCGCAGGCAGCGTGTCACGTAGTTCGCCATATTCCCAGTGTCCCAATGGCTGCACTTCATAATCACATTGTAATGATTTTTTTGCGTACTGGATGCTAGTCAATGGCACAGGTTCGGTAAATTTTACCACATACGAGTAGTTATGATTGATTGTGACTAGGTAAAACATACGTGCGGGTGAATAGATGCGCTTTGGTTTTTCAGTTTCCCGAAAGTGACCACCTACATTGTACTCATTTGCACTCATTAATTCATCAGTATTGGCATCATAGAAATCAAGCTCCTGCTTTATATGCCGCCACTTAGTAGATGCTAACCGATTGTTGAAGACTACAAGCATCCACTCGTGTACTGTCTTTTCAGGCACGCCTAGATCAACCTGAATCTGTTTGATTGAATGCTTATTCAATGCTTTGCGCAGGTAGTTAACCTGTTTTTGTGTTGGTAGCTTATTCATCACCTTCATGTTTTATGTTTATAGAATTGATTAGCTCACACACCGGGACATCCATTGCTTTACTCATGTTGATCAGTTGTGATAGTTGTATCACTCGCACGTCACGCATCCAGTTGTAAAAGGTTCTTTCGTTAACGGGTGTGTTGTTTCGTTGCATAGCACGCAGGAGGGCAGCCTTACTGCCCACCGTGCGTACAACGAGTTCATTGAATCTTTGCTGCTTCATGCAATCGGTTTTAATTGTGGATTAACCGCATAGAATACTTCCCGGTGCGCTTCGCTGAACTTATGCATGAACACTTCGGGTTCTATCTCCTTAAATAGCTTGTCACGCATATCTATTTCAAGACGTGAAGTAACCTCGGCAAAGCCTTGATAGTTTCTTGTCTCAATTTGGTAAGCAGATTTAGAAGTCATTAACGTCATTAACGTCTTTTCTGCAGTCATGCAGCAATAGATTTCGCTAAAGTTGCCGCATACATAGTAGAAAGGCAACGTTACTTCAGCAGTGCCTACTACCGTAGGGGCTACTGTTTGTACTTGAATTGTGTGTGTCATTGTGTTTATTGATTATTTGATTTTAAAAAAGTTATCGCTACAAGCTTCATTGATGGCAGTTTCAAGTTCATCTTGCAATGCCTTGTTATTTGATTCATCAATGCATTCTGTGATGTCTAGTTTACCACAGTAGATGGTGTATTCAACATCACTAACTGAAAACTCAGATGGATTTTCATAGTCAGATTCACGGTAGTAAGCGTTATAACTTACTTCGATTTCTAGTAGTGCAGGAATGATACTGCTTTCGTGTTCAAATTTGAAATACATATTGTTTTTGTTTTTGATTACCTTTGTTTGACCCTGCAAATATATACAGGATAATTGATACTGAAAATAATTTCATAAATATTTTTGGATAATTGTGTAAATAGTGAAATATCAAGGCATTACGTTTCGTGGATTAACAAGGCAACAGGCTTAACCCACGACAAAACACGGGCAAAAGACCTCGTGCATGAAGTGCTTACACGTTTACTGGATAGACCTGAACAGGATGTGGTCGATATTGTTTGCCGTGGTAAGGTAAGGCAGTATGTAGATCGTGCTTTGTGGCTATCATGGCATAGCAATAGAAGCGATTACGCTATGCGCTACCGTAAATACTACGAGCTTATCACAGACAAAGGTGTAGATGATACCAAACAAGATGAGACATGGCTAGGTTCCTTTGTAGATGGTGAATATTTATACAACGCAATAGACCGATTAAATGAACACGATGCTATCTTACTACGCTTATACGCCAAACCCGATTTTAACTATCAAAAATTAAGCACGGAAACAGGCATACCATATGCCTACCTTCGTCTATCAATACACAGGGCATTAAAACGAATACGCACATATGTTCAACTTCAACGTACCACCAGCAATCCAACGCGAGAGGCTTGAGATTTGCAAGAAATGTAAATGGTTTAATAGTCAATGGTCAACCTGTGGCACACCTTTGATAGGTGGCACGGTTATGCCTGAAGAAAACGAGGTCACTTACTACAAAGAAAAGATAAAGCTTTGCGGGTGCTTCATGCATCACAAGGTAAAGTACCGCTTCACTTCATGCCCGGCTAGAAAGTGGAATGCATTAGACTGGAGTGAAACCGAAATACAAAAGTTAGATGAATTTATTCAGCGCATAGACGGTGCGCATAAGATTACGCAAGAAGATACTGCGCTTCTTTACTACTGGCTAGGTAAGGTTACAAAGAAACACGAAAAGCCAAGCCAATGCGCATCGTGCATACGTGACCTGATTAGTGAGTTTAGAAGGCAGCTAGGTAAGTTGCATGAACACAAACAAAATAAACAATAATATGCCATTACCAGTACCAACATCAGATGAATCAAAGAGCGCATTTATAGCACGCTGCATGAGTGATGCTAAGACACAAACTGAGTTTCCCGATTCACAACAGCGCATAGCCGTATGCATTGCGCAGTACGATGCTAAATAACAATATCATATCGTGACTTATGGAAAAGAAAAGAAACGAGAAAGGCCACCTGCTACCCGGGCATGGTGGTTTAAAACCGAAAGGTGCAGTAAGTGAAAAGACTAAAATGTGGAATGAGTTAGGTGAATGGTTTGTGCAAGAAGGCGCAGCCAAGTGTATGCGTATCATGAATGATATGGAAGATGAGGAATACATCAAACACTACACAGCCTTACTCGAATACTTTAAACCAAAACAGGCACGCATCACACACAGCGGTGATGAGAAAGCACCTGTAATCATACAAGTGCATTCTGACTTGTAACAAAAACACAATAAAAACTACAATACAAAGAGCATGAAACTTAAGTTCAGCATAGCAGCGAACGCAAAGGGTGTGACCTTAGCCAAATACATCGACTACCAAAATGCAGTTGATAAGCTTGAGCAGGTGCGCATCATAACCGGTAAGACTACAGATAGCATAAGACTACTACAATCAAATGTGATAGATGATATCATAATGCGATTTGAAGCAGCCATAAAGCTAGGTAGTAATGACTTTGAACGCAAGGTGCGCATAGGTGCAATTGAGTTAGGCTTTGTCCCTAACCTTAACGAG